ACCTGTTAATCCATCACTTGTATTGATAACACTCATAGAACGTAAAATCTGTGATTGAATCGTTGATGTAAAACCACTATCAGTAGCTTTTGGAAAATCAACTTGCATGGTTTGAATAGTCTTGATTGCGCCCTTCGTTACATTAGTTTCAATACCACCACCAACGTTATAAAGAACATACATAGTCCAACCAATCTTAGGTAATACACCCAACATATCATTATTGATGATATTAGCCATTCTATATTGGCTATAATTAGTAATACCTTTTTCAAATTCTTGATAATCTACACCAGGACCAAATATAATCTTCATATATCCATTATCAGTGTATTCTGTAATAAATTTCTGTCTCAATGGCTTCCATTGCCCCTTGTATATTCGTGTAATTCTTTGACTTGATGTCCCACCACTCTCTGTATAATCAACATATGCTTCAGGATTGAATTTATCCTCAATAATTTCATTATCCATATTAGACATATATGTTCCCCATCTCCATTGGTCTACAAATGAATCAGTTTCAAAAAATCTATAGGTTGTAATAGCACTATCCTTGAATTGATATTCCTCTTCATCAACATAATATTCTGATATTTCAGGAGAAACGTTGATATTTGATGAAGCTTTAAAAATAATAGATTCAATATTCATTACATCCTTATCAGGAAGCAATATTTCCATGAATGGCTCAACGTCATTACTTGAAAGTATCTTTTTATATACTTTTCTCGTTCCAGCTGTTGCTAAAACTGTTTTTGTGACTGTATATCCTGTAATATCACCATTACTATTTCTCTTTGGACTATAAGAACGATTAGAATAAGCATATTTATTGAATTGTTGAGAAAAATCCACGTTTTCATCAATGGTATATGATAAACTACCAGCAGCAACAACACAATTCCTTTGAATTAAAGGAGCATAATTCCAATTTGGTTGAGAAATATCTGTATTTCCATCACTTGTCGTATATCCAGCAGGTAATAAACAAGAAAATTTAACCTCAACAGTTCCTGCCTTTGGGCCAGGTATCTTCAACCCATTCAACCTTGCCATATTTAGCAATGAAGAACGTGAATTTGCTGAATCTAACTGAGTATCTTGAAATGTTCTATCAATATGATAGTTCAATGAATCTACACAATCACTAAGCAAATCAATAATCCAAGAACTAATACTTGAATCATTACCAAAGTTATCAGATAATTGAGGATAATTCTCTTGACTATAGTTAATCAGCTCTTCTTTAATGCTGTCAAAGTCTCTATTTAAGTAATTGATATGTTTTGATGCCATTTCTTACTATTATTTAATTTAAAGTTCAACAGCAATGCTGTTTTTATAGGTATTATTTCCTTCTTTTACTGAATAGTCAATTCTAACATAGATTTCTCTACCATCTTCTTGTGCCATTACTTGAATATCATTCAATGTAACACCTTCTATCCATACAGAAACAACATTTTGAATTTCTTTCTTGACTCCATCCCAAACAGTTGTATCATTAGGCTCAAATATATACTGAATTAAATCTGTACCATATTCAGGCATTCTCAATCTTTGACCTTTAGGAGTAAATAACAAGTGTAATAACTCACTTGCAACTCTATCTTTTTGATTCCTATTTAGGTCAAATTCATAATTTTCAAAACTACTATTTGTAAATGGATATTTAATCCCAAAATATTGTTTTCTTGCCATTTATAAGCTATCTATTATTACCTATAATTATATTAAAATATAGTTTTTCAACGCCAATAATACAAATAAAAAAAATGAGCCAGCGTTTCACAACGATGACTCACAATCATATGAAAATATTTTTTAATTTTTTTTTAAGCCCTTCGTATTAAAGGGAGCACTGATATTTACTTAAACTTCATTTTACTAAGATGATTCTCGATGTAATCAGCCTTAGCTTCAATAATCTTATCAACGGTCAACTGGTTAAACTCACCACCGAAAGTTGACATCATAGATACATAAGGCTTCTTCTTGCAACGAGCCTTTGCGTACTTATATCCAATCTTCTCATCATATTCATCAGAACCATTATAGATTGAGAATCCGATATTCAACACCTTACCTTTCTTAGTGATAGGCATCTTAACGGATTCAGGTGAATCCTCATATTCAGTATCAATAAGGAACTCTTCAGGAACACTCACTTCAGCATCATACTGAATCTTGAATGTTGTTGCAACAAATGTAAGAACCTTACCATCACTCAACTTAACAACCTTAGTGTAACACTGTTCTTTCTTAGGCTTATGAATCTTAGAAATCTGATTCTTAGTCATAATCTTCCAATTATCCATGCCTTCTCCGAAAGATACCATATATTTTATGGTAGTATTCTTTCCATCATGCACAGTCTCTCGTGCCTTAATAACACCAATCTTTCCACCATCTACTGAGACAACTCTCTCATTAACCTTGAATTTACTCATTGTAACATTAAATTTAAAAGTTAAACTTCAAAATAACTGCTGCAAATATACCACTATATTTTTTTAAAAACAAGAGAATTTCGAAAAATATTTTCATATTATCTAATTTTCTCTTGCTATTATCTGTTTAATTGTTCAAATCACTCACTTTAAAGGTTGCAATATCACATTTTTCCCAAATGGTTTGATTTACTGACCCTCTAAACTTCAATGATATATCTCTCAGATTATTATCATATAAACCATCTACAATATAATCTACAAAATATAGTATCGGTCTCATAGAAGGCTTTTCTTTAATTTCTTCCAATTGATATCCAGTATAAAGCCAAATATCCTTATCAGGAAAGAATGTCTTGACCTTTGAGCAGAATTTCATTACATCATTTCGATTATACGGAGCCAATGGGTCTCCACCTGATACAGTAAGTCCTTTCATGTAAGGAAGCTTCAATATTTCATATATCTTTTCTTCATCTTCCTCTGTAAATTTTCTTCCAGTTTCATTATCCCACAGCTCTTCATTGTGGCAAAATGGGCAATGGTGAGGGCACCCTGTTACCCATAATGTAACACGACACCCTAAACCATTGTTCATATCTGGATATGTTATGCTCTTGATATTCATAGCATCATAATTCCTTAATGTGTTTCACTCTATCTTCTGTTTCATCTACCTTACCAGCGTTAAATGCTGTCTTGTAGTCACCTGTTAAATAACCTGTTACTCGTCTCAAATGTTGAATATTATGACCTCCACATTCAGGACATGTGTCATTCATCTCATCACTATATCCACAATCCATACAATTATCAATTGGGATGTTGATTGCGAAATAAGGAATATCCTTATCCATTGCATAATTAACTACGGTTTCAAGTGCATCAAGATTATTCTTAACACTGCTATCCAATTCAACATAAGTGATACAGCCAGCAGAACTAAATCCTGTTAATTCTGATTCAATATCAATCTTCTCGAATGGAGTAATCTTATGCCAAACAGGAACATGCATTGAATTGGTAAAATACTCTCTATCTGAAACATTCTTGATAATACCATACTTATTCTTAAATCGTTTCAATGCTGTGTGACAAAGGCTTTCAGCAGGTGTATTATAAACACCAAAATTCAATTTATATTTCTCCTTATATTGCTTACACTTCTTCTGGAATAAAGTATATATTTCCTTTGCAAATTCCATACCATTATCAGTTGTATGGTCTGTATGAAGAATTATCTGTAAACATTCTGCCAAACCAAGATTTCCAACAGCGAGTGTTCCGTGCTTTAATGCAGAAATAACACCTTCTTTTGGATTATAACCAGCCATTGTATTGTTTTCCCACATAAACTTTGCAGATGATGGTCTCTGTGCTGCAATCCAATTGAATCTCTCAATAAGCATATCCTTTGCTTCACCAATCTTCTTTGTAAGAAGTTTGATAAAGTTAGCCTTATGTTCTGCCTCAAAATTCTCATCACCCTCTGAGAGCGATTTTAAGGTGGTTTCCTTGGCTTCCATTGCTAATGTTGGTAAGATTATCGTCACAGGGCAAATATTGCCTCTACCGTCCTTTAATTGGCCAAATCCGTTAATATCCCAACCATTTGCAGTACGGCACCCCATTGTACTAAAGTACGTTCTTGGGTCATTTACATCATAACCAGCATTTCCACTCCAATCCACATTTGCATAATTTGGATAAATTCTCTTTGCAGTTGACTGCAATGCCAAACGATACAAATCATAGTTTGGTGTACCTTCTCTATCATTAACACCCTTCATATATTGGAATATGCTACAAGGGAAGATAGCCGTTCTATGATACCTACCTGTTCCATTGATAGAACCTTCAAGAAGAGCCTTAATAACAATTCTACCTTCAGGAAGTGTGCATGTACCAAAATTGATTGAACTAAAAGGAAGTTGATTACCACTTCTTGATTGCAATGTATTTAAGTTATGGAACATTCCTTCAACAGCTTGATTCAACTCTGAAATAGTCATATACATTGCATAGTCCCAAGCTTCAGGATGTTCATTCTTAAATTCTACATCATCAAACTTAATAACACCATCTTCCTTATTCTCTTTGCACCAATTTCTAAATCCATGATTCTTATATTCCTCCTTACTTTCAATATAAACCAACCCTACTTCAAGGTGTTTTGTGAATGATTTTCTAACGTAAGGAACCATGGTCCAATCCAAATGATTACAAGCAACCCCACCGAATTGTTGAAGTGATTGAACCTGGAAAATAACAGCAACCAACTGAAAAGCTGTATTGACACTATTTGCAGGTCTTACGTCTGTCTGACGTACCTTAAATCCATTCTTCAACAAATTATCAATAGGAACAGTCAAACAATTATGTTGACCACTTGAATAACTATCCAGGTCATGAATATAGATTTCATTGTTCAAATGATTTAGACGTGATTTCTTTGACATACAATTCATCAAAGCATCATCCTTTGTCAAAACTCTACCAGCTTCTCCAATGCGTCCGCCAAAACTATATTCATCAACATTTGCATTTTGATTGACCACATCGAGAGCCATCAACTTCATTTTGAACTCTCTAAAAACCTTTGTTTCATCATTCTTGCGTATCTTGTGAACATACGCCCAAATAACATAGGCTTCAGCGACCTTTGGGTCATTTGCCATCAAACATTCCTTAACATCATCTTGAATGTCTTCAACATCAATCACAGCGTCATCAAGAATATCATCATATCTTGATTCCATACAAGCAATTGTGCTCTTGTAATTTTCATCCAATTCAGCAAGACGTTCAGAATCCTTCTCAGGGTCAAGATTTTTTCTGACCGAATCAAAAGCCTTTCCAATAGCTTTCTTAATCTTTTCGAATTGAAAAGCTTGTTCTTTTTTATTTCGCTTTAGTACGAACATAAATTATTATTATTTTTTAAATCATTTATAAACTACTTACCATCTCATTTTTCAGAGGTGGTAAATTATATATAGTTAAACATTTCAAAAAATCACATGTAATTCTAACTTGAATGAAAATAATTTTTAAAATGCTACATCAGAGTTAGCATCTTGCTTCTTTTTCTTCATCTCTAAAAAAATTTGTTTCTTCAAATCATCTTGTTCCTTCTCTTTTACTTCTTCTCTATGTTTTCCAAACTCAACACTATTACCAAATTCAGTAACATTATCAGTTGAAATTGTGCATGTACCATTATTAAATAATACACCTTCAATTACCTTACCACTACTACCAGCACGATTCTTTAAGATAGAAATGGTAGCCACATTATTAGCAATATCATCAAGACTTCTTGTAATTGACATAATAATATGTGAAATCTGAATCTTGCCCAAAGAACCACCTGCATTATCCATGGTTACAAGCTCAGCATTGATTGAATCTCTATTTCCCTGAACAGGAACCCAAAAAGCAATATTTAATTCATTTGCCATAGATTCAATCTTACGCATAATACCTGATTCCTTTTCCCACTTTGTTGCTTGTGATGAACCAGTTAACTTAATACACTCAAAGTAGTCAATGATAACCATATCAGGTCTAAATCCAGAATTGATATGATGCTTAATAATCTGTTGAATAAAATCAATTGATTTCTCTCCTGAACGTAATCGAATAATCCTTAAATTCTTCGTAGCTAACTCTCTATCCGGGTAATTATCCAATATCTCTCTGATATGTTGCTCATATTCGTCTTTAGACAAATAACAGGCCTCAACTTGTGTAATCTTTGAAAAATGCTTTCTCTTAACTTGATTCAATGTGTCCTCAAATACAAATTGAATTACTTTAAACCCTTCTTCATTATTCTGTTCAGTCTTAGCTGTAGCGGCATAAAGAGCCATAGCAGTTGTAAGAGATGTATTATGCGTTACAATAAAATCTCTTGTAAGATACAATGAGTCTTCTGCATCAACCTTAATACATACAGCTTCATGCTCATATACTTTTTCTGCACTTGTAATTCTTCTTGAATTATACTCATCAAGATACTTAACATATTTCTGTTTTGAATTGTCAGTGAACGGCTTAATTGATTCATCATAAAAATAGAAAAGCAATTCATGACTTGAATGTGTAATTGGAATATCAACCACACTACCACCCAACGATTCAATCAAAAATTTAATATCATCTCTTTGTTCTTCAAAGATTAGGCCAAGACTACATGAACCATTAGAACCTATCATGCCATATGTATCCATGATGCCATTCAATAATTCAACTCTTGATTTAATATCATTTATTAGATATTCAGACGGTATTCTATCTGAATTCCTAAATAAAAGACGTCCATAGTCATAAGGTCTTTCACTTGTAGATTTATGCTCAAATTCTACAGGCTTAGCCATTGGAATCATAAATCTATAACTGCCATTGTAGAATAATCCTTCATTAAGAATGTCTTTTAGTTTCATTGTCTTATAAGACACACCATTCTTGTTTCGTGTATCAATATCACTGACATTCCATAAATGGTCTAATGTACAATAAGATTCAGACTCATCATTAAATTTAACCTTATAAATATCCATTACACCCTGTGGATAAACGCCCAATACAGTATGTAATTTACCATCTCTACCAAATACCTTATCACCTACCTTAATATCACCAATACGAACATATCCAATTGGAGTCACAACAGGCTCATTGGTATCAAGAGCTTTACCGAAACCACTTGGGCCTACAATACAACCCAATTCACCTCTACCAATACCACCATTCAATACCTCATCAATCTTACCAATACCAGTTGGAATAACAATACGAGAATCCTTTGATAATACTTCATCAATATTATCAAACAATCCTGTTTCCTCATAATCCTCATGATTTCCTACAACAAGAGCATTTTTCAAAAGCTCTTCACACTTATCAAAATTTTCAATATCACCATTACCAGCCAATCTAAGCATTTCATTAGCTGCCTTAATGATATTCTGTTGTTTAAAGAACTTTGTTGCTAATTCTCTTGTTTGCTCAGAACCATCAGAACTTGTGTTTCGTACCTTATTGATAATAGCATCACATATCTCTAAATCAGCTTGTGTATGCGCCTTTTGACGCAATGCCACTGACATAGATGAATATGAAGGAACACTATTATGCTTCTTCAAGTACTCCAACATTGTTCCAACATACATTTTCAAATATTGCCCAGTAAACATATTCTGGTCAATAATAGGAGCTAAGTCTTTAAAGCAACTCTTATCCTCCATAAACTCTTTTACAAGTTTATATTGATATTCTTCTCCAAGATACTTTAAAGATGTTTTATCTATTTCTGTTCCCATTTAATTAGCAACTTTAAGTGTTAAATATATATCTTGTTTTAACAAAAATATTTAAATCAAATTATATTCTTACAAAAGGAGATGGTATTTCTACCATCTCCAACCGTAAATAAATTACAATACAATATGCAGGACGTTATTTTTCTTTTTTCTTCCGATGATACAAATCATCGAAATATTTATCTGTCTTCTCCTTAGTAGCTTCAGCCCAACCTCGCTCTACCTTGCGATTATACCATGCAATATTGGTATGATAAGTCTTTGTTCCACCCTTAATGGTATCATAAACAGGAACCTGCTTAATAGTACCGTCATGGTTATACTCAAAACACTCCTTGCCTTCAGCATTGATATAAGTCTTATTCTTAGTTACAACTTCACCATTCTTTGTTTTACGAACCTTAGTTGTCTTATATTCAAGCACGGTATTATATTGGCTAATGCTATCAAAATAACCATCATAGGAAGAGCATACCTCATAAATAATCTTCTGGATAATAGGAATCAAATCCTCTCTCTCTGAAATCATATGCTTCAGTACATACAAATCGCCTGAAAGAGGTGAATCATTATCACCAAAGAATCTATCACGATTATAAACATATGTGTTTTCACCCTTGGTAAGCTTTACCAACTTATTCGTAATATCAATATTGTTACGAATGTAATTAGGATAATAGCGAGCATCCAACGTCTTTGAAATTACTTCCTTACCATTATCACTTACAGCAAAACGCAATACAAATTGTCCCTCATCAATCAATGGGTCTGTCATAACTTCAGGGTCCCATTCGGGATTCTCAGGGAAATTGTGGTACCACAAATAAGTACGAGTCTTAGCCTTCAAATCATCGTTAATGATTTCAACAATTTCATCAACCTTATTTTTGAAGTTTTCTGTTACCATGGAACCTTCAATATATCCGTTAATTGAAAAATTCCGTTTACATACAAGATATTCATTTGCATACAACGCAAACTCAAATCTACAATCCTTTCTCTTTTGTGCAACATCACCATTATCATTAACCTTTAATGATGGTGCAACATTTTCTTTAAATTCGTCAAGATTCATTATTTACGAATTAAAAAGTTAAACAACCAAATTTAATAACTCACTTTATACTTCATCTCTGAAATACGGTGCAAACATACTACTATATTTTTTTAATTTCAAGATAAAAAATTATTATTTTTGCTTGAAAAATTCGATTTCCTTTTTTCTTATTCGTTCATACATTCCAAATAAATTTCCGAACTTTGTTACATCAGTTAACATAGACATACCATTGGCTTCAACTATTTTATAAACATTCTTTATATTTCTTGATTCAGGGTCAATGGGTGCGCCATATATACTATCCAATTCTTCTTTTGCTTCATCAGTTAATAAAGGAGTCGATAAATCTATAATCTGTTCGTTTATTTCATATATCTTATCTCCTTGACAGCCATCAGTTACCTTATTTAAAGCATTTTCAAGACATTTAATGGGTTTTTTCTTCTCTGCCTTACGTTCATCTAGTATTTGCTTACAAGTGTCTAAAAACTCATTTAAATTAGCTTTTTCGGACTTTATCTTTGGAAAGTATTTTTCAAGTGTTGTTTCTCCAATACCCTTAACTCCTTTAATATTATCTGAAACATCTCCACATATAATCTTTCTAAGAACAATATTATATGATGGTACTCCCAATTGTTCAACGTCATTCTTAGGTGAAACAAATGTTTTTATACTTGGAATATATAAACAAATATCATTTTGAATAAGTTGAGATATATCTCTATCCTCAGACACAATTACAATATAATCATTCTTTTTCTTGTTCTTACAATAATAAGATATAAGGTCATCTCCCTCAACATTCTCATACATATATTGTCTTACAAACAATTCATCCAATATATCTTGAAGAATGGCTCTCTGACGTTGAAAATTCTCTTCATCAGTTTCTTTCTTTCCTTGTTGCTTTCTGCTCTTTGTTTTCCAATCATAAACTTTCTTGCAATAGGCATTGATATAAGCATCATAATCTGATTGAGGATTTGCTATTGCTGTTGCTTCCTCATAATTCTTATCTCTATTTGCCTTATAATCAGCATACAATTTCCATCTTAATGAACCTGAATTAAAACCATCCCATACAACCGTACAATGATTAAAATCTCGTTTCATTAACAAATTTCCAACTCTATATAAGAAATTCAATATACCACCATATTCTTCACCCTTACTGTTAATTGCATCTTTCTTAACCAATGAAGATTTAAGTACAGAATTTCCATCTACCAATAGATGATATATCTTTTCTTGTGTATCAATGTTATTAGCCATTGCAACGTTATTTCTTATTACCTGTTTCATTTCCTATTTCTACTGCAAATATAATAATTAAGGTTGATAATAGCAACATTACCAACCTTATAATATATAATTATTTACAAAAATTAACAAAATCAACGGATATAAATATTGATAAATGGTTTCGTCTTTTGAATCTCCAAATTTGCTTGAACCAATTTCTGTTGATTCTCTGCCATCGTCCACGGAAGCATATTTGTATATCTCTCTTTTAATTCTCCAAGTACTCTATCTCTTTCCTTTTGACCATCATCATGATAAACATTCCAATTGATTGTTGCCTCACTCTGAGGTATCTTGATTGCACCTGAATATCTACCAAATACATAAGACAACTTTATCATTGCATGAGCTGTTAATAATTGTCTTACTGTTTGCTGTGCTTGATAGTTCATCAATTCAAATTTCATTGCCTCCAAAGGAACATCACTCGGAGATAAAATCACCGTATCTCTATGTTCCAATCTACATTCATCAATTTGTTCTTGTGAACCATCTGTTTCATAATAATCATACCAAACATAGCAATCCTTGAATCTTCCCCATGATTTATCATCAATTGATATATTTCCAAATGTATTTGGATTTCTCGGCCCAGGAACTGAAAGCAAATGCAATAAATGTGTTCCATCAGGGCCAAGAGTTATCTTATAAGCCAAATCATTCATAAAGAACTTATTCTTATATTTCAAATCTGAAGCCATAAGAGCTGTATCATAGGCGCTACCAAAACAACCATAGAATCCATTAAATCCAACAGCACCACCAATTTGAGCACCACCAAATCCTAATCCACCATTGAAAGCATAACCAAGTCCGCCATTTTGCATAAACATAGATGCCTTTGTAGTACTTGGTGTAATCCACATCACTCTATTCACTTCTCGTCCTGCTGGTATTACATAGACTTGCTTTCCTGCTTCAATTTGAATAAAGTCTTTCTTCAATTCATACTTTGGATTAGTACCTCTACCTTGTAATCCAACTTCCTTAGAACACCACTGAGCGTAAGATAAAGTCCAATCCATAGCTCTTGTTGTAAGAGCATAGGTTAAGTCTTCAACAGAATTAACAAATTTGGTCTTATCTTGCCCAAGCATATTCAACCAATTACTTTGAATTATAAAGTTCTGTGTCACCTCTGTATAGTCTCCGACAGCAATCTTTAATAATCTACACATATCATCATCTGTCAAAGGAACACTTCTAATTGGGGCACCCAAATAAGAACGAACATCCTCAAAAAGTTCTTTTAATTCATCTGTAATAACCATTGAAATATAAGATATCTATATTATATAAATATCTTAAAGTAATATAAATAAAAAATGTGGCACATTTCACAACGGGCCACATCTTCGCTATCATTGTTCATGATAGCACTCATCAAACATTTTTTAATTCATATCTTCTACATCACTCTCCTCAAAGCTAATATCCGATTCTGTGATTTCTACCTTACCATCAGCCAATTTTGTAAGTTCTGAAAGAATCTGACTAACATGAGTCTTCTTATATTCTTCCAAATCATCTACACTAACAAAACCTGTATTAGCTGCAATAATTGGTCCTTCATATGTAAGATTATATGGTGCATCCAAATGATTCTTCAAAATCTTAATCTTAGTTTGAATACCATAAGAATAATTAACTCCCTTTGAACTTGCTGTAAGACGCTTAGTTCCTGAAGTTAACTGACCACCCATTAAAATTTCAAGTCGTGTCGCATACTTCAATGACTTTCCTCCCTTTGTTTCCATAATCGGAGGGCCAACAGGCGATACTGTATTATTCAACCATACCTTATTGACATAAAGCATTGTATTTGTATGTTTGCTTGAAATCTTCTTTGAACCAGGAATTCTATCATTCACAATGCCACTAAACGCTTGTGAAATAGCTCCTGCTGCCCACATATTATTGGAAATCTTTCCACTTGCAAATTCCTTGAAACATCCAATAGAACCTACAGAGTCCCAACAGAAAAGCAAATCTTGGTCAATTTCTCCTGATTCCTGAACGTCCAACAATTCATTGATTGCCATTGCCACATCCTCAAGAACAGCAGTTGTACGCTTCTTTGTAACCTTCTTTCCCTGAGAATAATCCCAATCTCCAAATCGTTCAGCAAGAATTCTATTGTTGTAATAAATAAAATTACCATCCCAATAGATAATCTGATTCTCAACTCGCTTTGTTACTTCTCCAGTTTCATCATCAACATCTTCAATTTCTACATCTCCATAAACAGGCTCTGCTTCAAGGCCTACAGTTGTTGCAAACTTAAATGAAAATGCATTTTCCGTGTCAATAATAACTGGGATAATTCCTTGTTTCTGTGCTGATGCAATCGCACAATTCATCAACAAACTTTTTCCAACATTGGTACATCCAATAGCACTAATAACCGTTCCTGTTGGAATACCTGGCAACTTTGTAACCTCTTGAAAAGCCTTTGGCATAAGAATCCAACCCTGCTCTTTATTTGCGTTACTTGTTGCTAAATCCTTTGATTTTATGACTTCGCCGTCCTTTGGCTTATCAACAATCATTCCTGTTCGTTCTTTCCAAGCATTTAACCCATTCTTATGGATGCCTGTTCCTTTTTTAATTGCTTGTTTAACAGCCATTTTCTCTAATTTTTAAATTAGTAAAAAGGTGGAGATAGCCAGTTTATTAACTATCTCCTTGAAAAATATCATAGTTAAAGTCTCGTGAACTCCTTAGAACGGAAGGTCATCATCACTTGAATTACTGTAGCTACTTGCACTGTTGTAAGTAGGTGTTTGCATACCCATTGTTGGCAATTCACTAATCGGAACTTTTACCGTAGTCTGCTCAAACATAGAAGTAGGATTTGCACTATTATTAACAGCTACATTCTGAGAATTAAAAGCTTGTGTGGCACCAGTATTGACAACATACTGAGAGAAATCTTGCGGCTGCGGAGTAACCTTTGCGGCGAACTCCTTAGCGTTGATTTCAGCATTCACCTTATCAATCTCGGCCTTTGAAGACCAACGTCCCAATTCCTTGGAATAAATCGGTGATTCGCCCTGTGCAGCAATAAAGAGATAGTCATAATCCTTAACAGGATAAACATCTTCCCATGTAAGCTTGTCATAAATCCAAGCATTCATCTGCTCTTCAGTACTTGCAAGAGGTGTACGATTCTCATCATCCGAAATATGATAAGCAGTAGTATCCTTACCTGATTCCTTCTGACGTGTCATGGTCACAATCAAATCCTTACCCTGCATTAGGTCAAATATATTGGTACCACCTTCATTACGAGTCTGGAACAAGGCATAAGCCTCATCATAAATACCCTTACCCTTCTTATTATCAGGGAAACGCCAGAACTTAACACCATCTTCTTCATGGGCACGGTCAATACAACGTACCAACCAATAATCCTTAGACTTATTAGAGAACTCAATATCTCCATACTGCTTTCTCAGTGCTTCATCATCACAAGAATACTTCTTCTTATGTGCCTCAGCAGCACCTTCACAGAATGGGCACTTATCAGATTTGCCCATTCCAACAGGACACATATAACGCTTCCACTTCTTCTCGCCGTTCTCGTTAATCTTAGTTACATGAACATGAACCTTGAAAAATGGTGACATTTCGCCAGCTTCAGGCGCGAACGGCAACAGACGAATCTTCATCTTCTTAGTGTCCTGACCCTTTTCCAGTCTGTCATTCAAATAATGACTTGCATCAAACTCAACCTTGTCCTTAAACTGTTTTCTCTTCTCCTCAGCTTCCTTTGCAGCAAGCTCCTTAGCAACCTTCTGAGCAATAATCGTCTCAGCACTAATGTTAATCATAACCTTTCAAATAAATTTAATTATACCTAATATTAAATGCCTTATAATAAGGCTAACCTTTTTTTTTGTTCTCTTTTTAAATTTCCAGTGCAAATATACTTGTTTAATTGCTTGCATTCAAGCAAAAATTAAAAATTATTTACTGGATAATTAACCTTTAAATTACTCAACTAATTTCTTAGTTAAAAACCTTTAAATATATCCTTCATTGTTTGTCTTAAATTCGGGTCTAATGAATTTGCAATCTCACTATCATTATAATTATCTACATCATCTTTCGTGATAGTATATTCTTTTGGCTTATCAACTTCATCAGAGCCTGTACTATAAATACCTTCTGCCTCTTTTCTTTTCCAATAATCAACAGGATTAACATTAAAAGGATAAGAATCAAGACTTCTCATATTTAATCTTTCCGTATTTGTTGGAACTCTCTTTTGTAACTCAGCCTTTAATGCTGTAATATCAGCATTATTATGGTCAATAGTGTCTTTCATAGTTTCAACAGCAGACAATAACTTTTCAATTCTACCGTCTAACTGGCCAAAATCTTTTCCTAAACTATTTTGCTTAGTATTAAGTTTTTCCTGTGCGTCAGTTAAATCATCAAGGTCAAGAACATCATCATCGTCCTCTACCTCATCATCTAAATCATCATCACCACCGAAATCAGGCATATCACCGCCAATTTCATCATCTTGACCGCCTAAGTCAGGCATGTTGTCACCACCATTTCCAAAATCAGGGCCTTGTGCATTACCACCGCCTTGTTGATTATCCATTTGTGGCATACCACTTGGACCTCCTACATCAGGTCCACCTCCGGGATTCATACCACCAGCATCTTGACCTGGGCCACCTGGCTGTTGGCCACCCATAGGAGGCATACCACCACCCATATCAGAAGCACCACCAGGTTGATTGTTATCATTGTCATCGTCTTCAGCTTCTTCCAAAGACGTTGAAAGATAACCCTCATTCACCATTCTTGCAAAATGCTGTTGGATTCTTTTATTTCTTTGTTCTGTAATATTTCTCTTATTCATTGTACTATATAGTATATTACAATATATAAATATTAGTCACGAAGTAATTCTCTATTGTCTTCTGTAAGAATAATAGAACTCATCTTACGCTCAATAATGCTATTATCAGTCTTTAACATCTTAACATCCTGCTGCGCAGAATTATTCAAAATCTGATTTGCTAATTCAATCTTCTCCTTAGTATCCATAATTACTCTTCCGTTTTAATTTCATTATTTTCTTCTACAGTTTCAACCTTATCTTCTTTCTGTTTCTTTGTAGATTTCTTTGAAACTGTTTCAGCTACTGCTTCTTCTTCCTTAATTTCTTCAACAATAGATTCCTCGATAGACTCATCTATTTCAACTAATTTAGGTGCGATAGGCTTATGAATCATCTTAATTTGCTTTAAGCCTCTATGAATAGGTAAATTCTTCATTATCTTACATATATTATAATATATAAATATCTATTATTTTAATTTTTTGGGAAAATGTTGAATATTATTCCACATTGTTTACTAATAAACTTGCTATTACATATTCCTTTCCTTTAAACCATTTATTTAATTGCCATAGTTTCTTATTAGATGAAAATATAACTCTATTAGAATAATTCTTTCTACACTTTGAAATAACCTTTTCTTTATCAATATGAATATACTTTAATATATTGAATGAAATTCCTATTACCTTACCACATTCCAAAGGATAATAAAGCATATCTTTATCAATGAAAATATAATTCTTATATCGCTTGAATGAATTATTACATAGCATATAATATAACTTTTTCATCTTGCTATATCTAAGGTTATATACATTTATATAATAGTATTCAACTTGATTAGATATTAAGGTAATCAGTTTTTCCTTAAATTTCTTTATATCTTCCTCGTAAAATTCTCTCTTTTCCGTTTTCTTAAACGTCCACATATCTCCATTAGGATATGTATGCTCTAATATATCAAATTCAAATCCATGAGTTTTAGCATATTCCTTAGCTTTATCCAATCCGACAACTAATTTTGGAACCTGCTTTGTACAGTCTTCTTCGTTATTAACCACCTTAATAACGTCATCAGTCATATCATTATATTTAACATCTGAAAGTATATATCCAAACAAAAGCATACGTTTGCAGAAAATTAAAAATTAAACTTCGCTGCAAATATACTAATTAAATTTGAACTAAACAACAAAAATCTTAAGCATTTTCACATTTTTACTACCGTATTTCCTTCTTCTTGAACATCAGGATGCCTCCAAATAACAGCAGCATAATCTCCTAATGATGAGCCTGTCTTTGTATAACAATTACCATGTGTTTGAATGCAATCACTTCTCCAATTATATCCATCCCACATCATTCCATGTTGACTTCCTTCACCATTTTCGCCTTGATACAACGTACAAATGTCACCAGCTCTTAAAGCAAATATTTCACTATCACCATTTAATGTATCAAGTGTTTCTAATGTGCAATGATAAACAGGAACCATACCACTATTCATTAAGAATTGCTTAGAATTTTGATATGTATATGGTTTTGTGCCTCCAGCCCAGAATGTTAAATCGATTCCTGCTCTCTTATACCATGTCTTAGGGCCACTTGTACAACATCCACAGAATGTATTGGGGTCAGGACTATATTGTAAAATTACATATTCACCATTATACATCTGTGGTATTCCACCATTTCCTTTATAAATTGTTCCCCAATTTGCACTTTGAAATGTATTACATCTAAGTAATATCTTTTTCATTTTCTCATTAGTAATATTTTTCACGAGATTATCCTCTGTTCCAATATTGCTTAAATTATTACTAATACTCATATTACCTAATAATGAGCTACAATCACTTATAGTATCATTACCATCAGCAAGAGAAAGCAATTCCGTAGAAATACTATCTGTCAAGAATTTGAACACACTTGTAACCTCACTCGATTTTGTTAAATTGTTATTTTTAATATACTTAACAATTATATTTCTAAGTACACCATTAAGTTCATCACTATTTTGTAATTGTTTTGCTTCATGATTTCCGTCAACAATTCTACAAACAATTGAATTTTTATCTGTATTACTTGTTTTAATCATAATGTTAATACTATCAGGCGTATCTGAAATACTACTACCTATTTGCCAATCAATCTTATCAATAAATGAAGCATAAGTAGAAATCGCACAATCATAGATAGCATATATATTATCCTTATCGTTACTACTTGTCATAGTAACAAATGTTGTAGCACTATCATATTGACTTATTCCGCTTTCAATAGATACATTACGATATACACTCGAAGCACTCAATGATTTTTGAATGGATTGAACTAATGATTCTCCAATCTTATCATTATCAATTTCTTCATTAGCAGATTCAAAATTTGTATCAACTAAATTATATCTTGAATAACCATTACCGCTTCTATATGTTTTCTTAATATAATCTCTTGTTTGCTCATTACCTACATTACCATTATCAATAATAGTATCAACAGTATCATTCTTTAAGGCATTAGCAACTTTAAGCATTTCAGCATAACCACTTGTATATCCAGCACATACAATTACACCTAATTTTTCTTTATTATTTATTAGAGTTTCATCAAAAGTATATGATACAACTACATTGCCATCTTTCTTTATGGTTTGGTCCTTTTTCAAATATTTTATAAGCTCATTTACATAGATAGCAATACAATTGATAGATTTCACTGCATTACATCTATCATCTGCATTATCATCATTTGTAATTGTATGAAAATAGGCACTATATTTTGTATCTTGGGCTGTATTATACAAGAATTGTCCTATACCTTTTGCACTTGAACCACTTGTTCTTGTACCACCAGTAATAATTATATCTCGCCATGAACTTTCAATCTCACAGATATTTGCAACAACAAACCAATCAACAACACCATCAGTTATATGTTGTTTTGCCGCTGATTTGATAGTTGTTAAGAAATTCTTAACATTCTTCTGTTGTTCATGAGTTAATGAAACTCCGCCATTATTAACGCCAATCTTAATTGATTCAACTTGATTCAAATCAATCTCACTTTCATATATGTTTTCTAACGGAGAATAATAAGCATAATCGCAAGTATTATATATATTGGCAACACTATTAGATTGTTGCTCTTCCAATGAAACAAACCCATTTCTTGAATACAATGTATTTGAATATATAAAGTTTCTTACCGCTCTTGTTGCTGTTCTTGCCATACGAACTCCTGTAAATGTCGTAGTCATGTTACCAGCTTCAATCTGATGTGTAACCTTAACAATCATATAACTACCTCTAAAGAAAGGAACATTTAACAACACAAAATACATCAACGGCTGTACCCATGCACATCCAAGCATAGTTACAGTACATGTATATGAATTATTAGAATATATTGAATATAAATCCTGGCCAATAGTTATTTGCCTTGGACCATTATTCTCCGTTCCTGTTCCAGCACCACTCACTAAGAATTTAGCCATAATAGATTGTTCTGTTGATAATGGATTACTCATATCAACCTGAACATTCTTAAAGTAATTCTGATATTGTTGACCATATCTAACACCAAATGAAGGAACAACATAATCATCAGGTTGTTTTCCACTAATCATAATCGGATATGTGGTTGCATCATTCAAATAGAATCCATCATCTTGATAATCCGAATCTGGAATATCTAATTTTGAAGATGCTTCATAAGGATATAATACAATGAAATTTTGATGATTCTTTGGCTCTTTTGCATTGATATATGATATTGGCTTAAACATCTTTTCAAGCATATCCGGGTCACTGAAATCCATAAAATTCTGAACACATAAGAATTGGAATTTATTCTGTGAATAAAGTGTTGATAATAATGACAATAATGGATAACCTGCTTTTGTTTGAGAACTTACAAGACAATCAACAAACATTCCTAAGTTAACATACATTGAATCACCAATATGATTATAAGCAGAATCAATAAAATGAAACATTTTATCATCACCCTCAAACATTGCATTCATATTATATAGGAATGAATTTTCTCCAGATGCAATCCACTTATCATATAACATTTTGATGTAATTATATACGCCAACCTTTATATCCTCATTATCTTCATAATCAATTGAAACAGAAACAGTACTTTCTGTTGAACTACCATCTAATAATTCTTTTAATTTGCTTGTAATATTGAGTAGATATGATTTTAAGACAGATTTCTTAACCTTAACAACATCACTATTAGTAATAATTGTTTTTAATGAAACAGTTTCAACTTGATACATTTCATTAACGAGCCACTTCATTGCAGGTGAGCCTATTTTCGTATCAATAGCAAAAATATTGTTTGTAAACTTGAAACTATATACACCATTTAACTGAGATACATTTTCAAATGTATTATCTAAGATTGTATTTAATTCACCATCAGTTTTATTTGATGAGTTAATTAAATTAAGAAAAGTAGTTTCATTACAACCATCTTTATATACTGGCTCAAATGGTTTAAAGAATTTGATAAATACATTATCTACCCAATCCTCAAAATATCCAACCATATAATTTGAAACAGCATAGCTAATACCAGTCACTAAAGATTTATATGTTTGATTTCGAAGTTTTCTATATGAATAACACTTAGCACATTCTTGCAAGAACATACCCTTTGGTATATATATAATGCATGGTTTATTATTTCTTTGATTAAAGAATATAGAGCATCTATTATCCACATCTGAAAATTCAACAAAATTCAATAAGAAATCACAAGCTTTTTTATAATTAGCGTTTTTATCATTAGTATTTGAATAATCACCATAAAAATGATGTGTTTTCACTAAATCACCTCTTCCATCAAATATGCACGAAAAATCAATAGATATAGAATCTGGATTACTTACAGAGCCATTTTCATTAAACCCTATTACATCTTTAACCATTTTAGAGGTTCCATTGCCATCTATATACGTGGCATATAATAAATTATTAAATATTTTATTGTTATCGAAAGATGCACCATTATCTACAAACAACGATTTTAAATCATTATCATCTATAGATGACAAAGAACGGTCTATATAATCAAGATACTCATTTTTACTTATGATTATATTCACATCTTCACCAGAATATTCACGTCTATAACGAATTGTATCACAATTAGTCATTTTTTTAGATGCAGCAACAAAAGTTCCATATTTTGATACACTACTATCATAAGCATAATTGTTAACTGGTAAAATATAAACTGTATCATTATTTGTTGAAGATATATTATAGCCAACATACACATAAGAATCTCCATCCTCCCTTACAAGATTTGATTTAATAATGAGTGAATTGTCAATATCCAATTTTTTAATAGCGTTTTTTAACTTAGTTAAATCACTCTTGCTATAATATGTATAAAAATTTTCAGCATCAGCTTTACCTGCTGCTATAGCAAATTTATTATCATTCGATTTACCCTGTGTATATAATGTGGTTATACCTCTATTGACAAAAACTTTATACAAATAATCTACATTATCTAAGTCTAATTGCCCACCATCTTCATTAAGTCCGAATACATTACCACCACTTGTTGATGAGACAAATAAATCCAAAAATGATGTAGGTTTTAATGCTGAGCTTCTTTCCCATTTAAATGGCGATTCGTTACTTGTACTAATAGCAGCGTATTGCATATCACTTGATACGCCTTCTATACCTTCAAGTAACCCATTTACTAAATTTATCTCTTCAAACTTTTCTGGATGTGACGTATTCCCAATCCACGCATTTTCTCTTCTCTTTACACCATTCTCATCTACAACTCTTGTAAAACCTGGGAATGGTGCAATTTGTTTACTATTTACATCGCTAAAATCATCTAATGATACACCCAAAGCATCTACATTTCTTGCTGCACCTGATTGAATTATACTATTAGCACAATGAGAAATCATATAAATATATGTCTCCAAATGTGCCATAATGATTTTTGTGATATTCTCAACTGTTGGTAAGAAACTAAACACTTTACGAAATTCTTCATTTGTTAATTTATTAACCAATTCAGTCTTCGTACTATCCACATCATTATCAGCATAAGAATTAGTATCAATTGAACCTATAATTGTAGATAGCCCACAGTCATTGTATATATACAATTTTGAATTAAGCCCAGATTCCCAAGCATCAAAATATGTCTGTTTATCATTAAGATAACTTCTTCCTTTTTCCTGAACAGCATTACTTAAATCTGAATCCGTAAAAGCACTTGTTCTATTTGGAATATAATCATTATCAAATGCATAATCACAGTCATGATAAATTTTCAATTCCACGTTTCCTGATTGACTATTATACCAATTAACCAATGTGTTTACATGGGTATTTTTCTCATTATTTTTCGCTAAATCAGACAATAAAAGTTTAAGTCTATTAAAAGATTGAGCCACCTTTCCATCCTTTTCAAAATCTTCAACAGATGAATTTCTGAAAATCGCTCTACTTGTTCCTGCTGAAATAACACAATCGCCTTCTCCAAGTTCTTTATCGGGATTTTGTTGTATTGCTTGTTTTAATGTATTGATACAAGTATTATATTGATTTATGATTTCGCTTAAATCAATACTTTCAGCTTGCTTTATTGTTCTCTCATCATACCCTTCTCTCCTTAACAAATCAGGAAAACTATTCTCGGACAATTGCTTATCAACAGATTCTTGAATACTCTTGTATTTCTTACAAATTTCCCCAAGTCTTTCCATAGATACATATTGCCCATTCTCATCTTTAACCTTAAATTCATTATTTATCTTTTCATCCCAATATGCCTTTCCAATATATGAACTATAAGGAGCACTCAACAATACATTGGTTGTAATATCACCTAAGAATGAAAAAGCAAATCCAATAAAATTTGCTGTTACATTATAACTTCCAGAATTTGCATCAAAAGCACTTCTTACATCATTACAACATAATTCATAAGAAACAGGCTCGCCATAGAAACCTTTAACCTTTAATGTAAACTTTGGATGAGGAAATATAAAAAACGCTTTAAAGAAAGAGCCTTCAATATCATTATTTGCTGAATATTGAACTCCATTACTTACAAGATTATGTCTTAATTCTTCTTGTGCAAATAAAGATGTTCCTCTTACATCAGTAAATTGAATAGTTACTTGTGGAACCATGAAATTATTATAGGAAATATCAATTGATTTAATTCCAAACATTTCAGCAGTTCCCTTATTGGCAATATCATTGATTGTTGTATTTTCAGTATAGTTTGTAGTCAATGAATTTATCCATCCACCATTACCATTATCAAAATGAATTTTACTACCAGACATGAAATTAACTGATTGACCTGTTGTTGTGCTTTGCCAAGTCAATTTAATCGCTGAATTACCATCATCCGTTCCATAAGATGTTCTACCTTTTACTTCTACTTCCAATTCAACACTAATACATAAATCTTCACTACTTACAGACTTACGTACACTCCTACCAGATACAGAATCTTTGTATGTGGTAATATCATCCATTGCGTTTGGCTCAACGTATATAACCTGATTGTTCTGTATAATATTTGCCATCAATTTTCACCATTTATTTCCTTATAAACCTTAATATCATTCTCGTATTGAGTTATCACACTTTCCAATGGATAAGGTATTCTTATCTTCTCATCATTATCTATCAAAAACTCAATACTTGGTAATTCAGGATTTGCTTGCAATATAAGCCACCCATAACTTGCATCGCCATAATACTTATATGATAATAAATCCATTCTTGATTTACCTAATTCCCAATAAGTGTATTTATCTGTACTTCTTTTAGGTATGGAGATAAATGGCACTATTTGTATAGAACCATCATCACCAATAAATGAATTATATCTATTGTAAACCGTTGCCATTATTCTGATTAATTATTATCATATATTATATTACCTGTTGATGTATTAGCCTTAAATGCTTTAACATTCCCTAATCCATTATATTCAATCTCTTCAGACCTATTATCATATACACTTGTATTAGCATAATAATTAAACGATATAGCATTTTGAAGTCTTTGAATTGGGCCACCAAGGTCACTTCCACCAATGAAGTTAAAGTCAAGAGAAACTGTTGCAATCATAGGCATTACACCAATTCCTTCTTGATTCATGTCCCATGTCAATGGGTCATAATTTATCTGAAGATTATTGATGATTATCTTTGTATTATAGAAATCACCAATTCTTAACACACAAACTGGAGCTTTACCAAAGGCTAAGTTATTTGCATTAGTATTATTTGTATCACTACCACTATATGTTGGACCTTGATGCATACACTGATTCAAGAATGTTAATCTTGCATTAAATCCTTCAGGACTCATTGAATGAAATACAGGATTAAAATACTTAATTCTATCACTAAGCAACTTAGTCATAAATGGGTCTTCTTTAGTTAATCTATTAAAGAAAATTGCCTCATTATCATATCTAACAGCACCTAAATCAGGTTTAGTAAATGTATTATTAATAATTTCCTCTTCACTATTATCTGTGTTTGAATTCTCCACAGAATTACTAATAACACTTGATTTATTAGCTACACTACCATCTGTAGATACAATAATATTTGCTGCGTTTGAATCTTCACTGACAGAACCACCATACTTAACAGTTACCTTTGCATGACGGCTCATCTTTGTATATTCATCATTAACATCATCTCTATTTGTCGAAACCGAGCCACTATCAACAGTATATATTCCTGTCTCTATTATATCATTGTCTTCAAGTTTCCATGTTGATTTAATCCATTCTTTGATAGTTTCTGCTCTATCCTTAGCTAATTTTTCGTTTCTTTCATTATTGACATTTTCACTTATATTTTTACCTTGCAATGACGCCATACCATCACAAATAATACTTGTTATTTCACCACAATTACCATTAATAATATTTTTAATTACCGAAACATTATCATCACTATATAAGCCATTCAATATATTTTTGGCATCATCATTTACAGCAACATAAACATCAGCTAAACTATAAACAGTTCCAGTTGTTCCTAATTTAGTTTTTGCATCTACATAACCAATTGAATTTAATTTAAAACTTTTAATATCTGCATAATTAGTTTTATCTAACTTTTGTGGTGAAGTATATCCATCAACTCTATATGCCCACTTATTTTCACCAGTAGATTCGTCTTTTTGTTTACATAAATATATTGTATCATTTCCAATAGTAACATATGTTGTTAAATCTTCTTCTAATATCTTTTTTTCTATACTAATACCATTGCCACGCATTTCATATCCACCAACAATAGTATTTTTATTAAAAATGTAATTCTGTTTTGTGTTGACGCCAAATTCAAAATTGTCGTCGTCATCATCAAAATCATAACGATATTGAGCGCCAACACCATTTATAAGATAATCTATCGCATAAACAGGTTTACTTGCATCTCTATCATCTTTACCAGAGTAATTATTAGGGTAGAACACATAGAAAGTAAATGACTTACTTCCATCATTTACTTCAGTATCATTTTCATCTGAATCTTCAGAATCATTACTATCATTTGTTGGAACATGAATATTATCAACTATATCTCCTGCTTTTAATATTGAGCAACCAGCAAAAAATCTTAGCATTTCTTGTTCTTTGCTATCAATATCATCAACACCACTTGCAGCAGGATTACCAATTTCATCCCTTCTTTCCCAATAATCAAGAATTGCAGGATGGTCAATAAGAAGTTTAAAGCTCAAATGACCATTTCTTTTTGAATTAGAATATGTATAAATTGGCTCACCTCTTCCAATGAATACATTTTCTTCCCAATTTGCAGATGTTCCTTCGTTGAATTGCAAATCATAAGGTGGAAACCACATAATTCTACCACCAAGAGGGCCTTTCTGCTCCCTTGATAAGCCAAATTCCTCAAGACTATCATTATAATTCTTAAATATACCTTGCCAGGCAAGATTTTCAATGGAGAACATACAATGCTTTAAGGAAACATTATTTGAGTCATCATAGTTTCCTTCAACCCATGATGGTGTTATATTAACAAATCCATTTGTTTTTCCACCATTATCATACATTGACCCATACTCAGCAAGTCTATCTCCACCAGTACCAAAACCAGCACTTTCTGTTGCCTTAGTTCTAAAATTATGCCATTTATATGCACCCTCCAATTTATCTTGCGTAACGAAATTACCATCATCATCTGTGAATGGCCTGATTAAATCATTTAATTTATTATATTGATGGTGCCAAGTCCATACACGACAATAAGGATTCTCATAGCCATAAGAACTATCTTTTTCTTCTTTTAGTAGATTTCTACCACGAGACATCCCATATTTGTTACTTATTACAGAATTTCCAATTGAATCTTTTAATTCTTCAATATTTTCACCAGTATGAAATCTTGATATAATTGTTTGAAATCTATTTGTAATATAATCATCCTTGCTTTTAGCAAACCAATTATTAGTTCTTTCAACTAATGTTCTTCCGCCATATATATTTTCTATAATATGATTATCAGATAAACCATCTTCATTACCGCTACTTTCGCCCGACTTACTACTTTCGTATTCATTATATTGCCCATTACTAGTATTCTTTGAATCATTAATAAATGTAGATACACCACTTTCAAATTCAATGTCATTTATATCACTTCTTTTATCATTCGATGGGTCAGCAAGTAATGGCTTAGTATTGTTTAATGAAGTCTCAATGCCATAATTTGTATAATAAGTAAAACTGGCTTTATCTGTAATTGTCTTATCAGTCCCCTTAACTATATTATTTGAATTCTTAATATATTCAAGGTCGTTGTTAAGAATACCTGCTTTCTTTTCTCCTAATACATAGTAATTACTTAAACCAGACATTTCTGCTAATGCTTGGTTCCAAAATTTTGACCATGATGAATTCCAATAATCATCAAGTTCATATCCTAATTCTTTTACTATATCTGAAAACTTTGACATATCTTATTTTGTAATTACTATTATTATACAATTCCAACAGGTGTACCCCTCATTGCTCTTGCGGTTTCACCTTCGTTTCTACCAGCATTTACATTACTCAATTGCGTCTTTGTAACCAAAGTAACAATTTCATTTCTTAATTGTTGATTTGAAGCAATCATCTTTGATATTTCTTGTGCTGTAACTTGGCTTACATTATTTCCACCAAGATTTAAATTGATTGTTCCTCCAACATTCAATGCAAGATTCCCTGAAACATTTCTTGGTTGATAAGAATCATTAGATGGTGTTGGATTTACATAATTATGAACAAAATTTCCATCTTGAACAGCATCATATTCAACATCGAATGTTGGGTTAATATTATTCTGAGCAAGTCCACGGCCACGAACAATTGTATTAACATTATCATCTATACTTTCAAGATAAGTTACAACTGCTTCATCATTGCTTCCACCTCCCATTATTCCACCTAATGACTTGCCAACATTACCACCAATTTTATCACCAGCTACACCTAATAACGCACCAGCAGCAAAACCAACAACAGTTCCTACTGGACCACCTATTGCCGTTCCGATTGCAGCTCCAGCTAAAGCACCTCCAATCCCACCGATAGTGCTACCAACTGATTTTCCTGCGTCTTCATTTCTATCTTTCGCTGCCTGTCTTATTTTTTCAGCTCTTTCACGAGTTGTAGCATATGTTTTAGCTTCTTTTATTCTATCATCATAATTTTTATTTGTTGCCTCCAATTCTTTTCCAAGACTATATACTTCATATACCATAGCAGCTGTTGTTAAAGTTTTTCCAGCAACGCTTGCCATATTTCTTTTATTTATAGCATTTTTCCACCACTTTCCTTTTGCTCTTGGTGCATTGTTTGGCGTCGGAGTTGGATTATTAGGATTTCCAGGCTGCGTTGGTGTCGGATTTGGGTTATTAGGCGTTGGAGAATGGCCATTATTAGGAGTAGCTGGAACAGGAGTTGTACCATTTCCATTTCTAAATGGCATTTTACCATCCTTAATATAATTTCTTTCCCATTTTGCAAAAGTATAATGCATAAATGAGCCAACACCCTTATAAGCGCCATAACCAAGCAATCCTGCGGCTGTACCAACTCCACCACCAACAATCCATTTCCACAATCCGGACTTATTTAACCATGTAAGAAGACTATCAAATTTCCACATGACACCATTTATCAACTGTGAAATTCCTGTCTTCCATTGGTCTACCATGGAATCTTTTCTTTCTTTTGTTCCAATCAAATTGGATGCAATCTCTCTAACTCTTAATCTAATATCTTCAACTGGCTCAATACTATCTTTCATAATATCAGCCATCACGTCAGGAGTTAAATCCTCTGAATTAACGCCAACGGTTTTTTTCTCCCCTTCCTTAGTAAAATAACTAACCTCCCAAGCTTGTTTTTCTTTATTATATTGTGCTTTATTTGCAATGGTTGACATCTCTTCGGAATTTCTTCCATATTGGTTTAACAACCACGGAACACTTGCTTCAATATCTCTAACTCTCGCTTGTTGCTTTGCTGATTGTATGGCTTCATCAGGACTCATACCCAATGCTTTTGCCTGTTCTTTAATAATTGCCTGTTGCAAAGGAGCAATAACAGATTCTCCAGTTCTTCTATCAAATCTTGCTTGTTCTGCAAATACATCAGTCATTCTCTTAAACAATGCTTCAGGGTCAGATAATGATTCATAAAGCATTTGCATTGGATTTCCACCATACATAGC